GTCGTGTGATCCATGTTCATTTAAAACTGGAAATGAAAACTCATTTGATATCACAGGCGAATCTATTATTTTTAACAGTGAAGATAATTCTAATTTATCTATAGGAGGATTGAATTTAGAAATAGATGGGGAAAACTATAATGGTTAAATAATAATAATAACAATATAAAATAAAATAAAATGGCAGAAATAACTTCATTAAGCACATTAGTAAAAGGTAGTGTTAACTTACAAGATTATTTTGTAGTAGCAAATACTACAACTAAAAAAGCTAGAAGATTACAAGTAAATTCTTTATTTGCTTCTTTAAGTACGCTAGGAACTGGGTCAGAACAATTATATTCTGGCATTGCTCAAAAAAATCAACTAAATTTTAAAGGAATAAAATCAGGAGATACAGGATTATTAACAGTAGCTACTGTTACTGATAATATAGTTTTAACTGTTTTAGAAGCGGGCATAGATCTTAGTTTGTGTAATAATTCAAGTTCAGGTTTTATATCTACTGTAGATTTATCAAAAGCATCTAATACTTTAGGTGTTGCTTATGGAGGAACCGGTTTAACTAGTTTTGTTAAAGGTCATGTATTATATGCAAGTGATACTGGTACTATAGCAACTACAGGTTTAACTAGTAATGGACAATTATTAATAGGAAACGCATCTACAGGTGTTCCTAACGCAGGAACATTAGCAAGTGCTGATAGTTCAATAACAATAACAAATAGTGCAGGAGGTATAGATTTAGCTGTTGCTGCTACTAGTTCATTAGCTACAACATTAGATTGTGGAATATATAATATAAATCTGAATGATGGTGCAGGAAATAGTTTTGTAAGTGGAGATGGTACTGCAGAAGGAATTCATGTAGACAGTACTGGGTATGTATTTATTGGTGATAGTACACCTACTATACCTACTTTAACATCTCAAGTAACTTTAGGAGGAAATGCAACTAATGCAATTACTATAGGTAATATAAATAATTATGCTGATAGAACTATTAAGTTTCAAGACGCTTCTGGAACTAATGATGGATTAGACGCTACTATTAGAGGAGCTGATGCATCTGGAACTAATAAGATTGGTGGAGATTTAACAGTAACAGCTGGAAGTGGTACAAATACTACTGCAGGTGGAAACCTATCTTTACAGGGTGGAGGAAATTCAGGAAGCTCAGGAAAAGGTGGAGCTTTATATTTACAAACAGCTAATGCTAGTAATACGCAAACTACTGCATTAACAGTAGCAGGAACTACTCAAGCTATAAGTATTGCAAAAGATACAACTTTTAATTCTGGTGTAAACCTTACTATGAATGCAAGTGGCGCTGGTGCAATTAAGCCTGGAGGTGGTGGATTACATCATTCTGCACCTGTTGTTATGGCTAATGCAGATGCAGCATTAACTTTAGCAGCTAATGGAGGTAGAACTACAATTATACCTGATGTTAGTGCTGATAGAGTATACACTCTTCCAGATCCTACAACAGCAGGTGAATATTATCATATTGTTGGATTTGGCGCTTTAGCGGCAGATGGACATGATATTACAATACAAGGAGTAAATGCAGATAATACAACATTTTTCCATGGAGCTGTAGTGCATCATGATACAAATAATACAGGTCAAACATCAGCAGTTGTTTGGGGAGATGGAGATTCAAACGATACAATAAAACTAGATTTAGTAGAAGCTTTTGACTTGCACTTTTTAGCAAGTACGTCTGCTCCTACTACTATGTACTATGTCTGGGGATGGACAGCTGGAATAACTCCAGTAACTATTGCAGACTAATAACTAATTTATAAACTTTAAAAACAATTTAAAAATGGCAACAACAAAATTAACAACAACGTGTGGAGAACTTATAGATCTAATGAATGGACATTTTGGAGTACAAGATGTACCAGGAAAAGATTTTGCTATGATAATTTCTAGAAATATGAATAGACTTCAAGAAACTTTAGCTCATGTAGAAAAAGCTGGAAAACCTTCTGAAGAGTTTATGAAATTTGCTCAAGAAATGAATAAATATCAACAAGCAAATGCTACTGAAGCATTAGAAGATTTAGAAAAACAAAATTCTGAACTTATTGCAGAAAGAAAAATTCAAATGGAAAAAGTTCAAGAACTATTAAAAGATAAAGCTGAAGCTGAGTTAGAAGTAATTCCTAAAAAATTATTACCTGCAAATGTAACAGCAAAACAAATTAATAATTTAGAAAAAATAATAATATAATGGCACAACAAAGAAAAGCTAGGGATGAAGAAGAACAAGCTTTAGAGGAGTTAGCAAAGCTGACAGGTGATTTAATTAACAAATGTGGTTTACATTGGTGTGAACCAGGTACACCAATTTCAGGCAGTTTTGATCGTATAACAAATGCAAGCAGTCTGCCAGTAGGTATAGATGTTTCAGAAACAACTGTAACAGGTGTTGCTGATTTTCCTGCATCAGATTTTGAACTAGCTCCTGGAGCATCTATTACAGGAAATTTTACAGCTGTAGGAATATATAATACTTTTGGTCTTTCTGCACTAGATCCTATGTTTAATGTTGTTGCTTCAAAAAAATGTTAAAATGGGAAGAAATTTAAAAACAGATTTAATACAAGATATTAGTAAAAATATTAAAAAAGCTCTTGGTACGTGTTTAACTACTACAATTGTTTCTGGTACAGACGCTGTAACAGGAAACTGGTACTGTGTAATTCCTTTAGAAGCTACTGGTTTAGATGTTAGTGGTTGCTCTGTAGATATTACAAATTTTCCAACAGGTGATGTTACTATTGGTGCAGGAGTAGCTTTATTTGGCAATTGGACAAGTATAGAATTAAATTCCGGATCCGTATTAGCTTTTGAAACATGTTAATAAATCAATCAATATTAGGATCTACAACTTCTGCTAAACAGCAAATGAATACTAATTATTTAGACTTAAATGAGTCAATTAATGGTAATAAAACTGCGCATCCATTAGTTGCATGGTATGATTTTACAGATATGTCAACTATGCATAAAGATGCAGGCTCTACAGCAGTAACAGCTAGCGGTCATGTAATAGGTCGAATAGCAAATAAAGCTATACCCGAATCTGGATTAACAACTCGATTAGGTGTTTATCTTGAACAAGATGAATTACTTAATAAACCTACATTTATAAGTGATGGGACGATCGCAGGTACTGTAGGAAGATTTGATGGAGCTGCTCATTATTTACTTGGAAAAAAAGATTCAGGAAATGCAAATGGTACAAATTCTTTTTCTGCAGCTGATATAAGCGGAGTTGCTTATACTACGTTTTGCGTTGTTAAACATGATAGTGGGAATGTTAGTGCTAATGAATTTGTATACAGTGTTCAGGATGGTGCCGCATCTTTTGTTGGTATGCTTATTAGAAATGTAGGTGGTGCTAGTGATAAATGGGGCTTTTTATTTAATGATAATGTTGCAAGAGTTGAGTCTTTAATTGATTCAGGTAGAAGTTCATCTACTGATCTTACAATTGTAATGTCAGTATCAAATCACGTTTCTGCAGGTACATCTAAATGCACTTTGCAAGGTATGACGCTTGGCACTACTGTAGGTAATGGCCTATCTTATACGTATGATTTAGGAGGTAATGATGCTGATGCAGGTATGATGATTGGAGCAAGAACAAAAGCAGATCTGGATGTTAACCCTAATTCTTATTTTGATGGGGATATTAATGAAATACTTATTTATAATGGTAAAATGCCAGATGAAAGTCAAGCGCTTATTTTATCATATTTAACTAGCAAATACGGAATAACTAAAGTTTAATGATGAAATATATATTTTTTTTACTTATATTTATAAGTACAGTGTGTAATGCACAAATAACTAATTTTTTTAAATATTCTACGTTTTATACATCTATGAATATGAATACATCTTTTACAGAAAGAGATGATTATATAGCTGTAGACAAAGGGTATGAAGATGTAACTAAGTTAAACCCTTATGACTATAATTTAACTATAGGAATAAGAAAAATAGCAAGATTTGATTATGAATATAAAGTTAAAACATGGTATTATGGAACTGAGAAAGCTGTTGCAGATAATGTTACTATTGGTAATAGCACTGGTTGGGAGTATCTACTTAATTATTCATTTATACGTAATCGTGGTGATAAGTTTACTGAGCAAAATTTTTGGCTTAGATACCTTGGAAATCGGTGCGTAACAAAAATTCAATATAAAGATAACCAAAGAGTTAATCTTAAATATATATCTTTTGATACAAGATACAGAATAAACTCAGGTAACTGGGATTTTACAGCTGGTATAGTGGTTAGAGCTCATCCAGCCTATGGCTTTGTACCTATTAGGGATTTCTGGGTACCTGGTGAATCAACCTTCCAACAATTAGCAGCAGACTTTGGATATGCTCCCGAACAATGGATCCAAGGGTTTTATGTTAATAATAACTGGTATGACGTATCAGGAGGTGATTCTGTTCTTGTAGCAACTAGCAATGATGAGTTCTTTAACCACTATTTCGGTGATGCTGTGGCTTCATTTAATGAAAGAGAAATTGAAAAACTTGGAACGCAAAAAGAAATTAGTGCTGTACTTGGTATAGCATATTATAAATATACTCCTAAATTTTGGTTACATAGTTGGATAAATTGTTTACCGTATCATTATGGATTAGATGATTATTCTTTTGAGTATGGTAATTCAGATTTAGATTGGTTAGAATGGGATGCAGGTATGATCTTTGGAACTAGAGTAACAAAAAATTTAGGTTTATTTATAGAGGGAACACATATGAAATATTGGGACAAACCAGTATATGAAGTAAAATTTGGATTTAACTATTTATTCTTTTAATTATGAAAAAATTATTTATTATATTATTTGCGTTTATTGGCTCGTTTGTTAATGCGCAAGATTACGACTTTCAAGAACTATGTTTAGCATGTGCTGAACAAAATGGATACTATTGCGGAGACGATCCAGCAAATTGGACACAATATGCTCCAGACGGATGTGTAATAAATGGATGGTTAAATGATGGTTGGGAAGACTGTGTAGATGCAACAGATGAAAATGGTGCTGTACCAACATCCCCTGACGATTGTGCGCCCCCACCTTCAGATTGTGATACAGTGTATGTAGAGATACCTGTAATTGAATATGAATATATATATGAGACTGATACTATTATAGAAGAAGTAGAAGTACCTTTTTATATATATGAAACTATAATACAATTTGATACAATAGTTGAAACAGAATATATAACTCAAATTGTTATAGATACTATTATTGATATACAATTAGATACTATATATAATACAGAATATATAACTCAGATAGTAATTGATACACTTATACAAGAAGTTGAAGTATTTGTTCCTGAGTATATATATATTACAGATACTGTATATGCAGAAGTTTTAGATACTATGTTTATAGATGTTATAGAATATGTGGATGTAATTGTATATGATACAATAGTAGAAACAGAAATAGAGTATGTAGAGTTTTTTGTAACAGATACTATTATTCAGTATGATACAATAATAAACACAGAATATATTGAGATAGTTGTTGTTGATACTATTATAGAATATATAGAAGTAATAAATACAGAGTATATTGATTGTGATTCTGGATTGCCATGTAATAGTGGTATGGATGAAATATTAGATAAATCAAAAGGTACAGGTCTAATGTATAATATGTTAGGACAACCAATAAAACGTCCTGAAAGTATTTATATAGAAGATGGTAAAATAAAATATATATTAAACTAATGAATATATTTAAAGACGATAATAATTGGAATGAAAAAGCTATAATTGGTTTTGTAGCTTTTATAATCATGGTAGTTGTTATGATTGTAGATTTAGTAACAGGAGCATTAGGATATGATCTTGTTATTAATGAATTTGTATATGATTCATTTGTATGGGTTGTATTAGGTTGTTTTGGAATAAGTGGTGTAGAAAAATTTGCTAAAAAATGAGTAGTAAACCTGGTAGATATATAGGATTATACCATGAATACGAAGGAGGAGATAAAGGATGGCATGGTTCAACTACTAGAATAAAAATACTACCAAGAGATTTTGTAGCTGACGACATAGGTAGACCTATAATGATAGAAGACGATAGTATTGGTAGTGATGAATTGTTTTTGTTTTCATTTAGTAGTGGTAATATGTTTGCTTACATACCTATACCAGATAAATATAAAGCTACTCATGTAAGAATATATGGTAGTGATACTGGTCAAGACTTTTACGTGTATGAAGGAAATATAAATAGTAAAACAATAGTTAATTTAGTTAGTGGTAGTGGTGATACTAGTATAGGTACTGAAAGAGGACTAACTACTGAATTAGAGAGTGATGACACAAATTATCTTATAATTAGAGTAACCTCAGATGGAGCAGACGATGAAATACATGGTGGTTACGTAACAATAGTTGAGGTTTAAAATAATAATTATGGCATTAGGAAATAAAACAGCAGGACAAATACATGATAAAACAAGTAGTGATCTAGCTGCTATGAAAGGTAAGTATGATAATAGTAAACATCATACTTATATTGGCTTTGATGAAATAGACGCTATATTATATCAAATGCAGTTAATGCAAGATGATATAGATGAGTTAAGAAGATATATAACTAGCGCAGAATTGTTACTACCAGATACAATAGGCGATTCATTACCTTTGTCAGATCCATCTTCATCAGGACAGTTGTGGAATAATAGAGGTGTATTAACTGTAAGTAGAGGATAATTATGATAACTAATCATCAAAATTTATCAGGAACATCAGTTGCAAATTTATCAGTAGTAAATACTGACGTTACTGGTAAACTTTATACGATACAAAGATTATTAATTTGTAATACAGATACTACTGCTGTTACAGTATCATTATATTTAGACGATGGTGCAGGTGAAACTATTTATTTATTAAAAAATACAAATATTCCAATAGGAGTAACTTTAGATTTTTTAAACGGAATACCTTTATCTTATGAATCTAAATATAATTTAGCAATAGTATTAGGAGATGCTGCATTTACAGCAGATGTAATGTTTAATCAAAAATAAATAAAAATAATGGCAAAAGAGTTATCAGAAGAAAGTAAATTTCAAATAAGTATAAAAACTTTAGTAGGGATTGTAGTTAGTGTAGCTACTATAATTTCTGCTTATTTTGGTTTAATGGCAAGTATAAATTCTAAATTTGTAGATCTTGAAATAAAAGTTGAAGAAGCTTTAGAAAAACCAAAACCAGGAACAGGAACCTATACAATAGATATGGGAGATCCTGCAGCTACAAATACTTGGCCGCCAACTCGTATGGAGTTTAATATGAAAGATCAAATGGCTAGGGATAAAATTGATCGCGTGATCAAAGATCTAGATGAATTAAAACAAGAACTTAAAGAACTTAAATGATGAAAAAATTTATAACACTAATTGCTTTTTTAATAGCAGCGTTTAGTTTTGCACAAGGACAATCACTTTTAGGAACAGATGATTTTGAAAAAGAAATAAGTAGAGGAATTATCGTAGTAGAATTCTGGGCTAGCTGGAATGATGCTAACTCACCTGAATGGATTACGAAATTAAAAGAATGTGAAGTTTATAGAGTTGATATAGGCACACATATGGATTTACAAACTGAATTCGAAATAACTTCTATACCTACAATTATTATATTTAATAATGGTAATGTAGAAGAAACTTTTAATGCAAATATAATGTTTCAATTAGAAGCAGAAAAAAAAGATGTCCAAAGCAAAGTGGACGAAATAATATTAAACAATTTTAATTAATAAAAGAAAAAAGATATGGCAACATTAACACCAACACTTACATTAGCAAGTACAGATGCGCTAACTGACGCGTTAAGTTTATCTGTAACTGATAGTCTATCTGTGCTAGGAAAATGTAAGAGAAAAACAGTAGCTACTTCAACATCTTCTGCTTCAGTTTTAGCAGCAGCAGATTATACAAAATCATATGTATTTATGCAGAATAAAAGTAGTACAGCTGCAGAGATTATAACAATAGAAAAAGCAGATGCAGGCGATGAATATATGTTTTTAGGAGCAGGAGAATTTGCATTCTTTCCTTGGACATCTACAGTAGATTTATTTGCAGATGCAGCACAAGGAAATCCAGTTTTAGAAATATTAGTATTTCAAGCTGCAGCATAATAGAATAATAATAAAATAAAAAAAATAATAATATGGCAACATTAACACCTACGTTAACATTAGTTAGCACAAATGCTATGTCAGATAGTATAAATATTTCACTTACAGATAGTTTACTAGTTACTGATCCTGTAGAAATGGGCAAAGTAAATATTACTACAGGAGCTGGATCAGCAGGAGATAATACTCTAATTCCTTCTACAGATACTAATGTTTATTATGTATATTTAAAGAATACAGATGCAGATAATTTTGTATTAGTGAGAAGAGATAATGCATCTAACTTTATGAAATTACATGCAGGAGAATTTGCATTTTTTCCTTTAGCAGATAGTATAGGACTTGAATTGCAAGCTGATACAGATACTGTAAAAGTAGAATACGGATTTTTTAAGAAATCGTAATATGAAATTAGAGGTACTTAGAATATCTAGTGGTACTGATAGTACTAATGGATTACTTTTTTTAGTAGAACATCATGAAAATGAAGTAGACGGCTCATGGATAACAAGAAAATTTTTAGCATATACATTAGAAGATGAATATAGAGAAGAAAAAAAAGCTGGAGAAACAAGAATACCTGCGGGTACTTACGAACTGGGACTTAGAACAGTTGGAGGATTTCATAAAAAATACTCTGAACGATTTTCTGATATTCATAGGGGTATGCTTCATGTGCTTGATGTTCCTGGCTTTGACTATATTCTCATTCATTGTGGTAATACTGATGAACATACTGCAGGTTGTTTACTCGTGGGCGACTCTCAAGAAAACAACACATTAAGAGAAAATGGATTTATTGGTAAATCTACAAATGCATATAAAAGAATATATCCAAAAATTGCATCTGCTTTAAGAAAAGGAGAATGTATAAATATTGAGTATAAAGATTTAGCTTAATGAATTTTAAAGAGTCTATAACATATGGTCGACTTAGTAAGCAGTATGGTGCTAATTTATGCTACATATTAGAACCGTGGTTTAGATTTGTGCATATGGGAAAAATGCGTGCAATTGATACAAACAAACTTATGTATCCTGGCTCTAGAACAACTTTTGGGATCGGAGGTCTTACAGGGTCAGCAGGTTTATTAAATAACCCACAAACTCTTTCTATATCTTCTACTAGTACTGAAGATGTTAAAAATGGACTAGGAGCATCTGAAATAGCAATAAAAGGGTTAAATGAAAATGGGTATCCTTTAGAAGAAAAGGTAGCTTTACAAGGTACTACTGCATCTTATACTGTAAATAAGTTTTTTGCTTTAAACAGTATAAATATTTCAGGGTTAGGTACTAAAAAAACTCCAGTAACTGTTACACCTGCTGCTGGAGACTATGCTGCACAAGGTAATTTAACTATAAGATCTGATAGTGGAACTTTTTTAGCGTATATAGAATCAGGTTATGACGAGTGGGGTGGAAGTTCTTATACAGTTAATGCAGGAGAAGTTTTATATTTAACTAATATTAAATTTGATGTTACAGGAACAGAAGACCCACAATCTACAGGAGTGTATGATTGGCAATTATGGGGATCAACAATGTATGGTGGCGGTGGAAAAGGTGCACGATTTGGACAAAAACTATTAATAAAAGGTTCAGCTAGTAGTTCTAAAACTTATAAACATGATTTTATAGAACCTTTAATATTTAATGAGTTTGAATCATTTTGGATTCTTATACCAGCAGTAACAGGTACAATACAACCAACTGCTTACTTTAATGGGTATTCTACATCAATTGATAGAATAGGAGAGTATAATAAAGGTAATAAAAGTCTTTATGATTCTAGATATAGAAATCCTAATACAAAATCAGCTTTGTGGACAGTTAAAGGTAATAAATGGAGAAATGATGGAACTAACGAAAATTATTAATGAGTATATTTAAAAAATTATTATCAAGTGCTGGAGGTGAATTAGTTAATTCTGTTGGAGGAATTATTGATGATCTAGTAACTACTGATGACGAAAGGTTAGCAGCAAAGGCTAAATTAAAAGAAATTATTTTAAGCCATGAAGCTAAAATGGAACAAAATATAACTGATCGTTGGAAATCGGATATGAATTCTGACAGTTGGTTAAGTAAAAATGTAAGGCCTATGGTACTTATATTTTTGATAATATGCACAATGTTGCTTATATTTATAGATGCTGGTACTCTATCTTTTGAGGTAGAGGACAAGTGGACAGATCTTTTGCAATTAGTTTTGATTACTGTAATTGGGGCTTATTTTGGGGGAAGATCAATTGAAAAATATAATAAAAAGAAATAACCAATTTATAAAAAATGACTAAAAACCAAATTAAGGCTTTTTTATCTGAGAAGCCTGGCTACCTTAAAGAAGGGGCCGAACGTTTATCAGAGAAGTTAAACTGCAGTGTTGAAACTTGTAGGAATGCTTTAAGAGAAGCAAGAATAGAAGCAAAAGAAGAGTTTGATGTAGAAAACGGAAATGAAAGTGTTATCACTGAATTCCAAACGTTCCTTGACAAAAATGAAATTTCACCTGACGATGTAAAGTCTGTTAAGTTTTGGCAGACAATGTCTGGTCAACAAAGATTTTCTGTAGTAACTAAAGGAGATGAAAAAAGTAAACATGAGCTTAAAAAGGAAATAGAAGATTTTGCAGCTCAGTATAGTCCTAAAGTTACTAAGATTAAAAGAAAGGATTTAAAAGATCCTTGTGTTTATGAGATATCTTTACCGGATATACATTATGGAAAAATGACTGGAGAAACATTAGAAGAGTTAGAAGCTAACTTTATGAATTGTGTACAAGATTTAGTAGATAAAGGATCAGGCTTAAATATTGAGAAGTTCTTATTGCCTATTGGTAATGATGGAATGAACTCAGAAGGCATGAGACAAGCGACTACAAAAGGTACACCTCAACAAGATGTAGCTGATTGGAAAGATACTTTTCGAGGTTACTGGAGATTAATGGTAAGAGCTATAGATCATTTAAAAGCAATAGCTCCTGTACATGTTATAGTAATATCTGGTAATCATGACTTTGAAAGAATGTTCTATGCAGGAGATGTAATATCAGGCTGGTATAAAAATGATAAAAATGTATCAGTAGATAATGATCTTGAGCAAAGAAAGTATTTTGAGTATGGAAAGAATATGATAATGTTTACTCATGGAGACAAAGAGAAACCTGCTGAGATGCCTCT